CTTAGGGTGTCTTTGTAGTCTCTCGACAGAGGAGTTGGATGCATCTTCACTGCTATTCGTAAAGGCTTGTGAAGATTGATGCCCTCCTTGAGTTTTCTCTCTCTGCGTTTCAACCACGGGTCTAGATTCTCCGTTGACCCATCGCCTGTCGTAGGCGTAGGCCACATCAGAACCTCCTGACTGAGTGGAGGTTTCTGCCCACCAGAAGGATTCTTCTTCCTCGGTGTCTTTATCGTGTTTGCATCGAATGCTGTTGGTGTTGACCAAGTTTTCTTTGCTTCCAGATACCTCACTACATCGTTCAGTTTCGCTCCGAACTTTGTTCCACTCTTCTTGCGAGTTACTGTGTAACCCTGACTGTTCTCTGATATGTAATCCACTGGCATATTTATCTCCATACTGTTCGATGCTGTGGCTGTTGGATACATTTGCAGGTTTGTGTCCGATAATCCACACTCTGTATCTTTGGTGTGGGGCATTGACACCTGCAGCTGGAATACTAAACGTCTGGACTTCGTAACCTTCGCTTTCCAAGTCAAGACACGTTTGTTCGAATACCATGCCTTCTGAGACGCTAATAAAGTTTTTGACATTTTCGCCAATGACCCATTCAGGTTGAGCTTCTTTAATAACTCTAAACATTTCTGGCCAGAGATGTCTGTCGTCATCGGTGGCTTTTTGTTTGCCTGCAACTGAGAACGGTTGGCAAGGAAATCCACCACAGACAATATCTGCTTTTCTACCTTTGAAGGTTTTGATGTCGTCATGTATTGGAACTCCCGGGAAGTTCTTTGCTAGTATCTTTTGACACCAAGCATCCTTCTCCACAAACTGAGTTGTTTGAAAATGTCCTGTTGTTTCTAGTCCAAGAGAAAATCCTCCTATCCCAGAAAATAAATCTAGTACCTGTAACATTCATCAAAGATTACTGTTTTGGATTTTCCGCTTAACATCATCTTGGTAGGCGATGTCTTTTTGGTAACGAGGGTCAGCCATGGCTTCTGTAACTTCAGCCCATGAACGGTATCCCCCTTCTGTTGACGGACTAGCTTTACCTTTTGCAAGTGTAGGCTCTATTCCGTTAGCAGTTTCATACCTAGCTTTTAATCCATTAACAGCAAGCTTGATGCTCTCTATATCATTACTATTAACAGCGTTGTTGTATGCACTCTTCTCAGTCTCTGATAAATTATCAGAAGCCCATTGCATCATTTCTGCATAAGCTTCATCTCCACCAGCGACACCTTTGACGTCATTGACTAAGTTGTCACGCATAGCAAGTTGACCAGCTATAAATTGGTCAACATATTCTTTTGGAATACCAGCCTTCTCTAATGCTTGATAACTCTCTGCTTTTAATTCGCCAGAACTATCAAACTCAGATTGCAAGTCTTGCATGTTTAAACCAGCACTCTCTGCTGCTTTATTTGCAATTTCCAAATCGTCACTCTTTGCCTCTTCTTGTTTTGGTTGAGGAGTTTCTTGAGGCTTTGAATCTCCTAACTTCTTCTCTAACTCAGCATAAGACTTTGCTAAGTCTTCAACTGAATTAAACTTCTCTGGTAAGCCTTCTGGCTTACTCTGTTCAACCTGTTCTTCAGGTTTCTCAGCAGTGGTTTCTGCTTCTTTAATTTCCACTTGGTCTACCATTCATCATTCCTTTGGTTATGTTGTTAGCGATGTTTGGCACTGACTTAGCAGCAGCATCTGTTGCCGCGCCCATCATTTGCTCTTGCATCATTTGGTCTTGTTGAGCCATCATTTCTGCTTGCATTTGTTCTTCAGATTTAATCAATCCGTCAGTTTCAATTCCTAGACCTGTTGCAATTCTTTTAATTAAATCGTTAGGGTTCAGTTGTTGAACAATCTGAGGGTTGACTTGCGCTAGGTTTACAAACTCAGCGATGAACTCTCTTAGTTTTTGTAAATCATTCCCACGACCCAAGGCTTCTATACCTGTGATAATCGTTGGCTTTACTGTCCCCTTTGGCAAAGAAGGTATCTCTTTTGATTGAGACATCCTCTTCATCAATATTTTTACTAATGGCAATTGAAACTCTAAAGACAACAAGGAGTAAATACCTCCCATAGAAGTCTCAAGTTGTTCAGCCATAAATCTTATCTCTTGTGCTGTAACTCTCTCTGCATCTCTTTGTATTGCAGTGTGTAGTAAGAATGCAAAAGACATTCTATCTTCCAATGCTCTTATACTTTCTTGAACTACTCTTAAGTCATACTGTTTGTCAGTTTGTAAAACTGTTACATCATCTCTGCTTCCTGTAATGATGTCTCCATTACGAGTAAGTGCTAAGTCTCTTTTCTTTGTGACAGAGTTTGGTCTAATCATAAAGACGACTTTGCTAGATGCAGCCGCACTTTCTACTAAGGCTTGTGATAAACCTTCTAAAGATTTTAAATCTCCTAAGAACTCTTCTACATAACCTCTACCATAATCTTCCCCATCCACTCTTACCATTCGTAAGCATTGATAAGGTAAAGCATCAGCTGCAAAAGTTCCTATAGAACCCGGTATCTTAATGCCATGTACTTCTTGGCATATATAAAATTTGTTTGTGTCTAGTTTGTAGATGTGTGTGTACAGTTCGCACTCTTCATCCTCTTTGTAATCTGGGTCACTTATGACCTGAGCTCTAACATCGACATCAAGACTAAGTGGAGTAATACTTTCCTTGATAACTATTTCTAAAAGTTCTCCTTCACTATCTCTAGTGCATACAAACTGCGTAAGTGGAAACACTTTCATGTGACCATTCTTTGGTAAGTAAGTCAGAACATTACCACCAACTATTAAATGTTTGATTGCCTCAAAGACAGATGTACGAAGTGCTAACTCTTCAATCTTGTTTTGCACTTCCTTTTCTATTCTTTGTAGTGACTTCTCTACTTCTGCTGTTAATTCCTTTTGTTCGCCTAATTGTTCTTTAGCTTTACCACTTACACTCAATCTAAAGAATGGAGAGTTAGGTGGTAATAATAATAGTAATAATTTTGATGCAAGATTGTTTACACCTCTAGCACCTACTGACTGAAATGGAGTGTATAATTCTGATGTGTGGGAAAAACCATCTTCTGGTATTAGGGCAGGAATAGTAAGCTCAGAACATTCTCTGGCTCTATCTAAATATTGTTCTCTCTTCTCTCTTAATTTCTCGTAACGTTCTTTTGCAGTATGTTGTTTCGTAAGTTGTTCTTCATTCATTAACTAATATACAAACTTGATTTACCAGACCTATTTGCGAGAGCTTGCATTTTCTTTTCACTAAATCCCGGTTTACTACCTAAGAACTTTTTATCGCCTTCTGTAGTAATATCATTTGGGTCAATTGGTTTTGTTAATGAGTCGACAGGCGCTGAAACTAAACCGTCTCCGCCTCCACCCATAGATAATCCTGTTCCAATGTTTCCAATGCCAAAGTCTAAGCCTCCAAAACCGAGACCACCGCCTCCTAAGCCGCCGCCGCCCATGCCGCCGCCGCCTCCGCCTCCCATGCCACACATTAGGCTACGTTAATCCCTGATGATGTAGCTGGTATGTTAAGACCAGACGATAGTTTAGTGTTTAGTTGTGTTGTCCCTCTTCTTCTTTTCCGTCTCTTTAGAGCCTCTTCATCCATTGCTTCGTCAGCAATCTGTAAATCTGGCGCTAAGTTATCTCCTATTGGAGATGCGTTAATTACAGGTTGTGGAATTGGCTCAGGAGCTGGAGCTGGAGCTGGTGGGTCACTTCTTCCTCCCATGCACATATCTGTTTCCTCCTTATGTGATTTGTAGTCCTGTATTGGACTGGTTAAGTAATTCGTCTCTTCGTTTCTTACCCTCTCCGTCTCCACCACGTCTCATGGTAGTTTTTGCTAAGTCTTTAGCCTTAGCTTGATTTTCTGCATCAATGACAGACTGAGGTTTAGGGTCATAAATATTTCCGTTGTAGTAGATGTCTTGAGGATTGGGTCTTCTGTAGACTGTTGGACTACTTGTTCTCATTCCTAAACACATTATAAAATATTCTCCTTATCAGAACGTTGTTTGAGATAATTAATGAATCTAACTACGTCTCGTTGACCTGCTTTGAAATAAATATCCTTGGGAGTGTCTTCCAAATCTGGAGTTTTCTCTGGATATATTTTGTTTAGCAACTCAATGAGTTCAACTACGGTCTTTGGTAAGACCAAATCATTGTCTTTTTCCATAGGTAATTCTTCTAAGATGGGAACTTTTGTGTATCAACAAGCTCACATACATTGCCAACACATGCTAGTTCTTGAGAACCTGTGGTATTGTCCTCTTTTTCGTAGTTCTGTAACTGTGTAAAGTCAATGTCTGTAGGCATTGCTTTCTTAAGTTTTGTATATTCATCCTTATCTATATCTTGATAGGGTGCTTGTTGGTATGAGTGTTCTACATGAGGTAAGAAACTAATACCTGCAACTTCATCAAAGTTATCATACACCCAAGAACCAACCTTTAACCATTCGTTCTCCCTAACACTAATCGTGACAGATGGTTTATGTTCACACCAATGTCTTTGATACATTAGCCATAACTCTAGTTGCTCTATGGCTGACATATCATTTCGTGTGATTGATTTGTCTGGGGATTTGATAGGAAAAGAGAAGACCATAACATCACTTGGTTTAGTTATGTCTGGTTCATGTGGTATTCCTTTATCAATAAGGAACTTTGTAAGTGGGTCTTTGGCATCTCCTCTTACAGTTCTAATATAATAGTCACTATGTCTTGAGTGAATACCAGATGCACTGTCAACTAACTGACTGACTGTGCCACTTGGTTTGACACAAGTGATTGCAGTTGACTGATTAATTTTAAGTTTCTTAGCAAAAGCTTTATTGGTCTCTATTGCAGTATCTCTTAAATCTTTTAACAACTCTTTGGTTGGACGACTTGTAAGTCTGTTGTCCATTATCCCGGTTAACGACACACCAAGTAGTCTCTCAGCTTCTGTATTGTCTTTCCAAATCTTACGAAGGTATTTTAAATCTGTAAGTGTTGATTGGAATGTGCCAAGTATGGTTGCAAGTCTTACCTTTTCTTTTAACTCAAGCTTGTTGTCAGTTGCTCTGATTACAACCTCAGTTAAATTACAGAACTGATATGGACGAAGTATGATTTCACAACATGGATTAGTTCCAAACTCATAGTCAGTCTTGCGTCTATCGTTCTCTCCTGCTTTATTCTTTGCAGCAAGCCTATTAAAGATGCCTCTTTCTCCAGACTTACTTTCATACAATGACTTCCATTCTGACATGTATAATCCCATGTCTGGAGTTCTTGAGTAACAAGCAGAGTTATTAGCTAGAGCTCTCTGTCCATTATCAAGCCACCACTGACCAGACTTTGCTTTACGCATTTGGTCATCTTGTATGCTACTAAGTGAGATAAGTGCTGAACGTCTTACACCTCCAACAACTACTACCTCTCCTACTTTACAAACTAAGTCGTGTGCTTCAATAGCAGTAAGCTTTCTACCTGCTGCTTTCTTGAACATGTCGATAGAGAAATCAAATAGATTTACCAATGGCTGTGCGCCACTAGCTCTACCACCCATAGTCTTTAGTCTAGCACCTGCAGGTCTAACACGTGTGACATCAACCTTTGGTATCTGTCCTCCATATAACATGGCTAGTAATTCTTTGAATGCTCTAGCCCATCCTGCTTTACTATCTTGTACAACTATTACAGTGTCACTCTCAGTAAACTCTTCTGCAATGACAGGTAGTTTCTCAATGTTGTTTCTCTCAACTGAAAAGCCAACACCTGTACCACATAAGAGTATGTACATAACTTCATCAAAGCTACGAACATCATCTATTGGTATGTAACTACAATTGTATCCTGCAGTATTGTCTCTCTCAAGAGCTGCACCAGCTGTCATCAAGGCACGCATCGAAGGCATTATACGCAAAGACAATACCGCATCTTCTAAGTCAGAACGAAGTTCCTTCGATAAGTTGTACTTATGGTTTTTCTTCAAGTGCTTTTCCATAAAGTCGAAATATCTAGTAACTGTTTCATCCCAAGTTTCTCTGCGTCCCTTGTCATCTATGAACCTTGCATAGCGTGATGTGTGAATATATTTTTGATATGATGTAGGAAGACTATTACTCATGCTTGTCTCCAAACCGAAAGCTCAGTTGCATGTCTTCCTCTTGTGTTTCTTTTTCGATTAGTAAGTCGATATATTGTTTTGCCTTGTGTAGGTCTTGTAGTTGTTTGTCTTTAGTGTCATGCT